TTGCCGGCGGCGCCAGCCGCCGAAATCAAGTTGACGCTAATCGTTGCAGCGGTCGCGCTGTAGTTAGTCGCGGTGAACTTGTCGATGATCGTCTGCACGCCGTTCGACGTGTACTGCGTCGTCTGCGCGTTCTCCGCTGTCTTAGCGGGGATGATGTTACTAATGGTTACGGCCATATTATGTCTCCTATTGCCGAAATATCGGCTATCATACTTTAGTTCTATTTACGAGAATAGCATAAAAAAATTGCCCGTGTTCGCACTGGGCGGTGCTGGCGGGGCGGTGAATATCACGTTGCTGTTGTTTCCGCCGTCCGTCGAGTTCGCGCCAACGTAGAAGCGGTTGGCTTGGTTTACGGCGATGTCCTTGACGCTCAGATAGTCAATGCCGCTGGTGACGTTGGTGACGTTGAAATTGCGCTGGATGCCTGCTACGGAACTCTGTAGGGTAACAACATTACCCGCCGTTCCGGTGATTGACCATGTATCAATGGTCATACCATTAGCGCCAGCATTAAGCGCAACTGTGTGGGCGACTGTTTTTGTAGACGCGAGTTCCGAAAGGGTAATTGGGCCACTTATAAAAAGTGATGATGCTCCAGTAGCGCCGCCGATAGTCAGCTTATTAAAAGAAAGTGGGTTGCTGGTAAATGTTCGCGCTGTCGCGGTCGTGTTGGAAAGCAGAATATTAGCTGTGTTTTTGTTAAAAGTAAGATTAGTGATTATTGCGGTGTTCCAAACTGCCGCTGTTCCGGTCAACGTCCACAAACCAGAACCCATTGTTACGGTTCTGACGTTGGCGTTGCTTGAGGAAAAGTTATTGATAGTCACATTGTAACCAGCAGCGTCAAATACCCCCTGCGAGACGATCAGGTTCCTTGTACCCGTGTTTAACGCATCGCCAAGCGTCAGTGTAATGCCTGCGCCGCTAACCGTAACGCCACTGAACGTCTTACCCGCAGTTGTTAGCGTCCCCGTGCCGGTGAACGTCATAGTCGCTGTATGGCTGTATGTCATGGCCGCCACAAGCCGCACGCTACCCGCTACGGTGATAGCGGCAGTTCCCGCAATCGCTCCGGTAAAGCCAGTACAGTTAATCGACTTCGCGCCAGTGTTGCCTGTAGCAATCGTGCAAGTGCCGCTTGATGTGGCGTCAAAAAACACATCGTCAGCGGTGGTCGGGACTGACGCGCCTGTCGGGCCGCCAGCGGTTGCAGCCCATTTAGAGCCAGCCGTGATGTTCCAACTGTTAGTCCCGCCGCGCCAATAACGGTTAGCCATCTTCAGCCTCAATCATTTCGGGTTCAGGTGGGTTCTCGACAACAAACAGCCAGTTATCCAGCCGTTCTTGCTTCATGGCCGCGATTTGCTCGTCGGTAAATGTGTGGTCTTCAGGCAAATGCAGTGCGTCACGGAACACGCCGTAGGGTGTGGTGAACTCAAAGTCGATTTCCATTACGCCTCCTGCGACAGAGCAATCGCATCCCAGCGAAGGTCTGTTGAGTTATATTTGCAGCCGACATACAGCACCTTAGTCGCCACAGTCGTTGTCGGCAAAGTGATACCAACGGCGCGATATGCGCCTGAGCTTCCTGTTGTCCATGTCAGCGCACGGCCTGTTCCGTTGTCCTCAATGCGGATCACCAACGATTGACCGTCTGATGGCGTTCCAGAGGGCGAAGCGATGGTGGCGGGAACGGCCAGAGCCGTGACAGACACCTGCGTATCGGTGTCAGCGTTTGGTGTGATTGTTGAAGCCGAGGCGATTGACTGTACATTTGGTAGTATCTTAGTGGCGCTGATAGTCGCCGCATTTAGTGTACCTGTAAACGTTGGGCTTGCCGACAGAACCACATTGCCCGTGCCAGTAGAGGTAGTCACACCTGTTCCGCCATTGGCAACGGGCAAGGTTCCGGAAACCTGCGTTGTTAGTGATACGTTAGATAGTGTGCCACCTAAAGTTAATGAGCCACTAGTTGTTACTGTGCCTGTCAGAGTTAGGCCATTGACTGTGCCGGTGCCTGAAACAGAGGTTACGCTACCGCCGCCCGTGCCAGCACCAATGGCTGTGCGGAACGACGCAGCGTCCAAAGCCGACACAGTGTTGTCTGCATTAAAGCGCGGAAAGGTAACAGCCGAAGGATTAGTTATCGTAAATACATTGCTGCCGAGCGTTGACGCACCGAGATTAGTCCGCGCTGCTGCCGCAGTTGTTGCGCCAGTACCGCCGTTGGTGATAGCCAATGTACCGCCAAGGGTCAGGGTGCCACTGGTTGTGATAGGTCCGCCAGAAAATGTCAGTCCTGTCGTACCGCCAGAAGCATCGACGGACGTGACCGTGCCGCCGTTGCTGGGTGGCGTCAGGGCCAGCGCCTGAATGTCGCTTGCCAAAACAGCTTGTCCAGACGCACAGCAGTCAGGCTGCGTCTCTGTCGTCTGCGTCAGCGTCTCCAGCATAGAGTCGTAGGTCGCCAATAGCGATGCTGTGTCTGGCGCTAACTCAACTTCACTTTGGTTGCTTTCCGTAGCGTTTAGCAGCGACAGGAAGAACCGATACCATTCACGGCTGATAGCGCCTGACCGTGGGTCGATAAATTCAACCCGCGGTGGCGTAAGGTTAGTTGGGTTGATTGGCGCTAATGCCATTAGGCGCTAGTCCCGCTGAGTAGAAGTTCAGCGCCCATAATGTAAATCCGCACGGGGTCTGTGCCAGACACTTCGTAGACGCGGTCGCGTATCTTCATCGTCGCTCCAAGCCGGCGCCAGATGGTGCGCTTGCCAAACTTACCTATAGCGCCCATCGACTTCCAGTGTTCGCTGGACCATGTGTGACCGCCATCGTCTGACCAACGCAGCATGACTTGTGGGTCGCTGCCTTGGCCGTTGTTCAGACCTACGCCTGTCTCGCAGTCAAGCTGCATAGAGTGCTGGATAGTACGCGCGAGGTTGTTAGCGCCTGTCGGCAGCGCGCGCCATGACCGCAGCCATTTCTGCGGTTGGCCATCGTCAGCGTATACGTTCAGGTCAAACTCGTAAATCTTGCCATTTTCATAGTCGCCAACAACTGTAGTGGCGTTGAAAAACATCTGGCTGCTGGCACGGTGACGGTTAAACTGTCCGTTAGAGAACGACGCCCGCTCGTGCCATGCGCCAGTAGCGACATCATACACCCATGTGGTGTTGGCGCTAGGGAAGTTCAGAACGTAGAAGCTGTGGCCGTCCTGCTGATACGTGTAGCCGGTCGCGTCTGAGATGTCGGCATATTCTTGCATCTGCCATTCGATAGCGTGCGTCGATACGCGCTGACCGATGTAGCCAGCGGCCTTGTAGACGATCCCTTGACCGCGTGCGTCCTTGCCTAGCCAATAGACTTGGTTATCCATCTTGGCGACGCTGTACGGGGCAGCGCAGCCTAGTTCGTTGAACGCGCCTTGGATACGGGCCAGTGGGAAGTCGAGAAGTCCCGCGTCATACCAGACTTCGGTCGAGTTGGAACCAAACACCCATACTTCGCGGTGGTCCACAAAAACTGCAATCACATTGTCTGGGTTGCCTTCGGCACTGGAGAACTCCAGTGGGTCAACGCTGGTTCCGTCCAGTAGCTGCGTAACCCAGATTTTCTGTGTGCCGGGTTCGTTGAACGTGAAATAGCCGTCGATGTAGCCGACCGTGCCTGCGCCGGGGAAGTCCGGATCGGTAATCTGCTGGAACACGTCAGTGCTGGCGTTGTAGATGTAGCCTTGCGGATTAGCCGCAATGAATAGCTGCGTGCCGTTGTCAGCCATGCTGACAGGGCCTGTACCACCCACAGTGCCTTTAGCTACTGCATTCCAGTTGCTGTCAATCTGATACAGCGTGGGGCCAGACACAGCATAGCCGTAGTCGCCATACGTCCACAGCCCGCGGATAGGGCCGATGCCAACAGTCGCTAGGGTAGTCAGCCCCGGCGCGCGCTGAAGGAACGCTGGCTCCTTGCCGCCTTCAGGGACAATCTCAGGAAACAGGTTGACCATGCGGTTGTCTGCGGCGTTGACGCTTCTAGCGACATACGCCGACCCAAGGATCGGCGTCTTCATTAGTAGTTTCCTGCGTAGATGTTAAACCGCTGACGCGAAGCGATGAGGCTGTACGGTACCGACATGATGTCATCAGGGTTGTTGATGCGCTTGATGTTACGCTTTGAAGCCATTGCCAGACGGCGGACTTGCGACGAAGGCTCTACGCCAAACTCAGGCGCCATTTCGCACGCCAAGTTATAACGGAACGCACGCAGATAGCCGGGTGGGAAATGCAGTGTGGTCGCCAGCGTTGCAGGCTGTGTCAGTTCTTCAACCGAAATGAAATGCCATGTCAGGTCGGCTGTGGGGCGCGGATAGACAAACATTTCAATGTCAGGATACGTCATGTTTACAAAGATAACTTGCGGAAATGTAGATGTGACCGTCTTGACCGCAATGCCGTCATACTGCTGCTGGTTAATAAATTTGATGCCGTAGCTGACGCCGGTGCCGGGCTGGACGAAGTACGTCGAGTCATCAAGCAGGATAGGGCGGTTGCCGACAAAGTCGCCGGAAGGCCCAAGCGTGCGGCTGATCAAGCCGGCGGGCCATGTAAATACTTGGTCTTGTGTCGAGAAGACGGACAGGCGCTCTGTGTTCCAGCTATCAATCATCTGGTTCATGGCGCGCAGTGCGTCTTGCGATGTCTCAGCCGATGGAACTTCGCCTTCTGCCAGAACGCCTAGCAGCCTAAGCGCACCGTTGATTATGTCCCCAGCCGTTTCCATTGGTTAGTCTTCCTGCGTTGTGCGGCGCCGACTGTTGCGCGCCGGCATTTCGTTTACTGACGCCTCTACAGGCGCGTCAGGATTATAGCGTTCCCAACCAAAATATTCATCAGAAATCGCTTCTTCTTCTGAAATAGCAACTTTTGCGCCGTGGACGTCGTGAACAAGGTAGATAACAGCCATAGAAACTCCGTAAAATGGACGGCCCGAAGGCCGCCCACTATATTAGTTAGTGCATTGACAATGCAGAATAGCGTAATTCAATACAAATGACTCCGCAAGCGAACCTGCGGTGTTATTGTAGACGCCGATTGTTGCTACGCCTTGAGCAAGGTTTGCAACGTAAGCCCAATAAGCACCTGCGGTGCCGCCGGAGCCGACGGTAACTATCAACACATCCCGCGGGGAGATAGTGCTGTTGGTAAGCGTAAACAGCGCCGTGGCGCCCGAAGCTAAGGCCGCGTCGTCCATCGTAATACGGCCAGCAGGCGTGTTAAGAACCACACCTGTGGTTTTGCTGGTAAGCTGTGTTACGTCGCCCTGTGACGATGCTGCGTAACCAAGTTCTTGGGTTGCGTAGCAAGTTTCAAATTCAGGGTCTGCGTAAGAAACGCCTACTGCTTTACTGTTAGCCATTGATTTTCTCCTGAAAAGGAAGCCCCGACCGTAGCCGGGGCAAACCCATTAGCCAGCGATACGGTACAGATTGTACGTTGTCGCGCTGGTTTTAACAGCACGGAACAGTACGCTCTTGGATGCAACGCCTGCGCCCGAACCAACCAACGTCCAGCCTGTGCCAGCGGTGATTGTAGGTACGCCGGTGCTGGTTGCGATCAAAGCAAACTCGAACGACGAGTTAACTTTGGCGCTGCTGATGTCAGCGTCAACAACGCTAACAGCAGGAAGCGCAAGGTCAGCAGTGCTGCTTGACGTGTATACAACTGCGCCGCCGGCCAAATCGGCAGTGGTCAGTGTAGCTGCTGCGGTGTACGCAGTAGGGATTGCGGATACGCCCAGCGTGACTTCGCCGAGGTTGCCGTCGCCAACTTGATAACCGCCGGCGCCATTAGGTAGAATAGCCATGATATAAATCCTTTAAAAAGTTTGGCCCCCGGCGAACCGAGGGCCATGTTTAACTTAGCCCCACATCCGAACGGCCATTTGCGGACGGATCGTGCTGTAGCCATACAGAACGTCAATACGGCAAGGCATACGGTCGTTGTTGATGTCGTACTGACGAACAACGCGAAGCGAGATGCCGTTGTGTACCTGACGCGAAGCCATATCTACGCCCTGTGGGAGCAGAAGGTCGGCTGTTGCGAAGGTGATAGCGTCCTTGTGGTAGATGAGGTTCTGCGCGTATTGCGAGTTGGATGCACCAACGAACACTACAGCCTTGCTGGTAGCAGGCAGAGCGTTGACGGTAGCAAGAGCGTGACCAGCCGAGTACATCGGAGCAACAGTGACGCTGCCTGCGCCAGAGCCGTTGAGCAAGACATCAGCCAATGCAACGAACTGGAACAACGAACCTGTGCTTTCACGTGTCTGTGGGTTAACTGCATAGCAGTCAGCTACAGTGAACACGTCACCAGCCTTAACAGTGTCGTTAGCTCCAGCGCCAGTGATGGCGATGGTGGTCGCGCCTTCCGACGTGACAGCAGCCGAAGTCGAACCGCCAGTTGCGTCACGCGTACCAGTGGTGAACTGCTTGATGGACTGCGACATATTGATTTCGTCGAAACCAAGTACGCCAGTACCCATCATGCCGTTCTTGAACTGCTTGCTGATCGTGTCGGTTGGGTTGAAGAGACCCTTCATGCCTTCGACCAAGCCAGCGTTTGCGGCTGGGTTGACAGTGGCATAACGTGGCGACATGACAGCAGCATTTTCGTTCAGCTTCTGCTGTGCAGCAAGAAGAACAGCCGAAGTAGCTGGCGTAGTGCCGGGCGTGCCGACCGAGTTACCGATGGTTGCATAAGCGTTGGCAACGTCTGCGTCGATGCTCGAAGCAAGCTGCGAGATACGTGGCTTGAGAACGCGCTCTGCGAAATCGTCCAACTGCATGGTCAATTCAGCAGTCGTGAAGTTAACGCCGATGTGCTTCTGGTTGGCAACGGTCAGCGTTGTGAACTGCTCGTTGTCGTCCTGTACCTGAAGGGCTGCGCCATCAGTTACAAGTGCGCGGTCTGGAAGACGGATACGCA